CTCCGCTTCCACCATCAACTCCAGAGCCTTGCTGAAGAACAGAAGCAGCTCCTAAGCCTACCTTCCCATCACTAAGAATAATTAGCCTCCGAGTGCCGTTAGTGCTGATGGCTACTTGGTCGGCGCCGGGGGAGTAAATGCCGGTGTTTGGGTCGCCGGTGAACGTCAGCGATGGCGCCGCAGTACTACCCAGTGGGATGCTGAATCGTTCGCTGCTAGTCCACGCATCGGTGGCGTCCACCCAGTTGATTGTCTTATCGGTGGCGCCCTTCAGCGTGATACCGCCGCCATCAGCGGTTACATCAGTCGGCGTATCGACGTTGCCGATGATGATGTTCTTGTCTTCGACAAACGTTCCAGCCACATTGCGCCAAGCCGAACCATCCCACATCTTGAACGCGTAAGTGCCGCCGGTGGTATCCAGCCACTGCTCACCCACGCTGTTGCCGGCAGTGCCGCCGCTGGCCGGTGAAGCGTTCGGCGCTGTGGTGCCGACATGCACCGGGCCGACCTTCACCAGCGTGTTGTTGCTGTCCTTGAAGAACAGGCCAGGGCTGCCGGTGTTGGTGTTGATGCCGAGCTGACCGTCCGACATGTTGCCGGGCACCGGCCGCTTGTCTGCGGTGCTGCTGCGCAGGTGTTGCAGTGCCATTCCTTAACGCCTCCTTGAAGGCCGGAAGTTATCGCCTCAGGCTAACGGGACCGATCAGTAAGTCCCGTCGTCGAGTTGGCTGGTGAGTGCCACCGTACCGGTCAGGTTCGGCAGCGTGATCGTGCGATCAGCAGTTGGATCCGCGCAGGTGAGCACCGTCTCAAACGCATCGCCGGTGGCGCCCTCGAACACGATCGAGACGCCAGCACCCAGCTCGAGCGGGCCGGTCATGGTGCCGCCAGCCTTCGGCAGCGCCGCGTTCGCCAGGTCGTAAGCCGACTTCACCGCGGTGGATGTTGCCGCCAGCACCGAGCTGCTGGTGCTCACGCTGTCGCTGAGCTGCACGATGCCGTCCACCGACGTAGTGGCTGATCGGATCGTCAGAGCAGGCGTGGTGGTGGCAGTAGCAACGGTGAGCGCACCGGTGGAGCTGCTGACGGTCGTGACCGTGCCGACGAAATCAGCGCCCCACTCGAGGCCGGTGGCTGTAGCGCTGTTCGCGCGCAGCACCTGGCCGTTGGTGCCCACCCCCAGCTTGCTCAGCGCGGTGCCGCCGGATGCAGCGAGCAGATCGCCCTTGGTATAGCTGCCGGTGCCGGTGCCGCCGCGATCTGCTGCCAGTGTGCCGCTGGTGATGTTGCTGGCGTTGCGGCACTCGTTGGACACTTCCTCGAGCGCAGCCTGCACGTTCGTGCTGCCGAGGCTGGCGGCTGGCGTGAACCCGACGTTCGATGCGGTCTGCGCCACATAGGTGGAGCTGACATCGATCTCGACCCAGTTCGCTCCGTTGGACAGGATCAGGTCAGGCGGTGCCAGCGTCACGGCAGGCGCCGGGCTGCTGCCGGTGCCACCGGTCGACACCACCACGTAGTAGCGCTCGTTTGTGGCGCTGGCGGCCGGCAGCGGGTTGCCGACGCTGAGACCAATCGCGGTGCCCTCAGTCGTGACCGTGGCGACCTGGTTGGTGGTGGCGTTGTACGTACCGGCGAAGATCACCGAACCGGCCGAGATGCCGATCGGCTGCCAGACGTTGCCGTCCCACATGAAGAAGGCCTTATCGAGCGGATTCAGGAAGATCTGCCCGATGTAGTCCGCTGTGGGCAGCGCCTCACCCACCTTCGCGGTTGAGTAGTTGGCGAGCTTCGCGCCGGTGATCGCGTCGTCGGCGATATAGGCGGTCGCGAAGGTGCCGCTGGTGATCTTGCTCGCTGCCAGCTCAGGCACGTCCGAAGCGGACAGCAGCGCGCCTGCGGTGACGTGGCCCTGCGCGTCGATCGTCAGCTTCGTGTAGGTGCCGGCGGTGGTGCTGTTGCTGTGGTTCAGGGTGCCGCTGCTAACCGACAGGCCAGTGCCTGGCTGGATGATGCCCTTGGTGCTGGCGGTGGCATCCGGCAGATCACCGGGCACCAGCGCGCGGAAGGTTGGGGTCGTATCGGCGCCGCTGGTCGGGCCGGCCCACACGCGGCCCGCAGCCTGCGTGTCCACACCCACCGCGATGCTGGCGGTGTAGGGGTCGGGATAGGTGACCGCGAAATTGAGCGGCGTGGTTTCAGAGAACAGCAGCACCGCACCGAGCGATGCCTGCCGCACCCAGCTACTGCCGTCCCAGGTGTATTCGATCGCGGTGTTGGTGTTGATCCACTGCTGACCGATGAAGGCGCCAGCGCCTGCTGGCACCGTGGAGGCAACGACAGCGGCCGAGTTGTTTGCCAGCTTGACGGCGGTCACGCTGGCTTCAAAGATTTTCGCGGTGGTCACCGCGTTGGTGGCCAGCTTGGCCTCGCTCACGGCGCCGCTGGCGATTGTGGCCGCGAACGATCCGGTGCCGGAGCCTGTGACATCACCGGTAAGGGTGATCGTCTGGTCGCCGGTGTTGGTGCCTGAGCTGGTGCCGCTGAAGGTGCCCGAGAAGGTGCCGGACTGAGTGGCAAGCGTGCCGAGCCCCAGCGTGGCGCGCTGAGCGGCTGCGTCTGCGTCATCGAGCAGCGCACGGCCCTGCGCGGTGCAGCTGATCTCCTCAACGTTGCCGGCGCCTGCAGTGCTGCGCCCCAGCAGCACGTTGCTACCGCTGGTGTTCTGCAGCTTGGCGTAAGTGACGGCATCATCCGCCAGCGCAGCCGTACCGAGGTTGCTCGCCTTGGCGGTGGTGACTGCACCATCGGCCAGCTCGCTGGTGCCGATCTGCCCGGCCGGGATGTTGTCGGCCCGCACCTGAATAGGCACAAAGGCGCCCGCCTTGTAGATCGCCAGGCTGTCGTTGGTGCTGTTCAGCCAGCCGCGGCCTTCGTAGTTGTCAGTGGTCGGCGCAGCACTGCCGACGAAGATCGTGGAGTCCTCGCCGAGCTTGGCCGCGGTGATGGCGTCATCAGCCAGCGCTGCGGTGCCCAGCTTCGTTCCGCTGCTCTGGTCGAGCTTGCCGAGATCGATCGAGCTGGCGTCCACCAGATCGAGGCCGGCATCAACCAGATCCTTGGCTGTGACCTTCTTGGTCTCTGATGCCGAGATGTCGGCGATCGGCAGCACGTCGGTGGCTGCCACCGAGGCCTTAGGCAGTGCCGTCAGCTGCGTTATGCGTTGGTCTGCCAAGGCTCAGCCTCCAGGGGCACCACTGCTCAGGCCCATGTTAGTCGTCTGGTTCTGTGAGCAAGAAGTCGAGGCTTTGCTCAAGCTTGATCTTGTCGTCGTCTTCCTTGAGCACGTAGCCGGAAGCTTGACCGATCAGCAGTCTGATCTCACCGGTGGTCACGAAATCGATGGTGCTGTTGATGATGTCACCAGCGCGCACTTCCACGCCGGCCTTTGTGACCATCGCCGTGAACTCGTAGTAGACGTTTTGTACCGTCTCATCGTTGCTCTTGTCGGTGAGGTAGAGCGCGCAATCAAACTCGCTGCCGATGTCGAGGCGGTTGATCAGCTGCAGCATCAGCAGCGGTGTCTCGTTCACGCCTGAGGTGGTGTAGTCGAAGGCGCAAGCGATCGTGCCGCTGCCTGACAGCAGCCCGGCCGAGTAAAGCTGCCGAAAGCGATCGTTGAGGCTGGTGGCGTCGATCGCCTCGCGATCGGTCGCCAGCGTGTAGTCGACCACGTTGCCAAGCACGTTGTAGGTGGTGTCCTTGATCGCCACGGTGATTGGCAGGACAGCACCGGCGAAGGCAGCCAGCGGCAGCTCATTGGCGCGCACGTTGTTCACCGCATCGGTGAAGGTGCGGAAGAAGCGCAGGCCGCCGGCAGCGTTCACGTTCACGTAGGCCGCGATGCTGGAGCGTTGCACGGAATCGGGCCATGCCGCGGCAGCAAAGCAGATCAGCCCGCGCGCATCGCTGGTGGCGATGTCGACGCGATCGCCGGTGAGCAGGTTGGCACCAGCGCTGTCAAAACCCAGCCGGTTGAGCGTGAGGCTTACGTCGTCGGGGCTGATGCTGTCGGACAGCTCGCCCATTTGCGGTGAGATGCCGCGCCTCAGGCGGATGTTGCCCTTGGTGCCAAGGAAGAAGGTCATGCGATCACGCCGCCAGCCACGAAGTCACCGTCGACGGTGAACTGGATCGGCACCACCACCAGCTCGCCGGTGCTGACGCCAACCTGCGCGGAGGTGATGTAGGCGAAGAACTCGATGTCGTCGGCTGAGCCGGCGCCCACGCGCAGCTTCAGCTTCACGCGGTCCGCTTCGGTGACAGCGCCAACCTTCTGGATCTTGCCCAGCAGCGCAGTGAACTCGGTCAGCGTGGCCGACTCGCCAGCCTCGAGGCGGTAGTAGAGCAGTGTGGCGCTGCCGCTGGCGGACTTCAGGCCAGGCGTGAAGGTGCTGGCGGTGCTGTCGATCGCGGTGGTGCTCAAGAGCTCCACGCTGGTCTCGAGCGACCAGTCGCGGATCTTGGCCACGGGCTTGTAGGCCGAGCCATCCCAGAACTCGAGTTTGCCGGTGCGGCCCGTGTAGAAGCCCATGAACAGCGGCCCAGTCTGAAATCAGGCTAGCGAATGTTGAACCCACTATCCGCGAAGGATGCGATCAGGCTCAAGGTCTGACCGCCCGATTCCACGCAGGGATGTTCGATGGCGCTCACGGTTACTTGCCCTTCTTCATCCATCTGCACTTCAGTTACGCGGAACACCCGCTTGCGGGTGATCGTCTGCCCGAGCACGAACAGCCGGCCGGCATAGGGTGCCAGCGCTGCCGCGGTGC